GAAAAATCTTACTGTCGCTTTTTGGTGCCGGTGATAGGAATTAAAACTTTGAAAACATTGGTATATAAAGGCTTTTTAATTGCTTGAATGCAGTTTGAATGTAAATTTAAAAAAGAAAACAGGGGGTATTTCTACCCCCTGTGGATTAAAAACTCTTGTAAATCCTCTTTTGCTTTTTTTAGTTTATCTACACTATTGCCGTTGATGTTATGTTCCAGGATTGCCAACATTGATGAGCATATAGCCTCAACAAACTTGGATTGATTGCTGTCTTTATGTTTTAATTGCTCTACTCTATCTTTAAGGTCGTCAATATCTTTAAACATTCTTTGTGTGCGTTCCTGGCTCTCTTTTCGCCAATTCCTTGTTATGCCGATTGCAGTTAATACATTTGTTGTGATTCCTACTATCGCCACAATGGCAGTTAAAAACATTTCCATTTTACATACTCACTTTCTTTTTTTGCTTCTTTTCAATATATCTTATCAAAGAATTAAGTTTAGGCTTATATGTGCCAAACTCTATATTAGTATATCTTTTAGTTAAAGGATTGTAGTCATAGGCTGTGATATATGTATCAATCTCTACTCCTAACTGACTATCATTTACTTTAATCTTATTGCCTATAACTATTTGGCTCTCTAACTCTGCCGATAAAGTATAGTTGACTTGCGGAGCAGAGTATCTATCTAAATACTTTTGAGCTTGTCTCCTTAAATCTGCCACAATATCTGTCCAGTATGCAGTATCACCCGAAGTGCCACTCGGATAATCTTCCCGATTAAAACTTTGCTCAAATTGAATAGTTTTTGTAACGGGTGGGCGTGTTGGGTGATCCGCAGATAGATAAATAGATTGACTACTATCCACTTTATTAAGACGGACATCATCTTGTCCTATGGGTAATATTCTGTTTAAATAATCGTCATAGTTATACTCTACTTCTATCTTTTCTAAATTTGCCCCATAGTTTATTTGTTCGTTCAATGTCATATCTGGATTGTTAGCATCTGGCATTGATTCAAAAGTTATAGAATATCCGTTAGTAAAGATATATCCGCCGAATTTGTCCGCAAGTTCAAGCAAACAATCAAATAAAGAACGCAAAGAAAAACTAACATTTGGGATAGTTCCGCTTATGTTAGATGTAAAAGTAAATGGTGAGCCACCACTATTATTAAGACGGGTGTTTAAGTTGTTAAGAATTTCTTGTAAAGTCTTTCCGTTATAATTGGCAGTTCCCACAATTAGATAATTTTTAGTATCACTAAATAAATTTTTAGCAGTTATGTTTATTACCTTGTTGTTTTTTGTGTAGTTAATAATACGGAAAATATCATTGTTTTTGTCGCCTGATTCTTTATATTGTATCAGCTTATATCCCTTAATAAGTGATTTATACTCTATATCTAAAGTCATAGTTAGAGTTTTTTCCCCGTTTTGCTCTGGGTGAATGTTTGCATTTAACGGATTAATTGTATATACATTTGTTAAATTGCCGTTGCCGTCTAAATCAAAATCGCCTATGTAAAACATTATAACCACCTACTCCATTTTGTCATAGTTGCGCTAAAAGTTCTATTTTCAGATGATGTTAATAAAACTCTACAATATGTATTATCAGGGCTATAAGTGGCTATTCCAAAACTATCATATCCATTAAAAAATGTTCCCGGAGCAAATGCTCTAAAATCTGTGGGGTCATTGTAAAGTTTTCTTTTAATTGTCATATTTTGAAAATTTATTTGATAAACAACATCATCGTTTGGATTAAATGTTATGCCACCACAACTATACCAATTCCACCCCGAAAAATCATCGTATTCTACTTTTTGTATGGTTACTGTAACTTCATCTCCCGTAGAAAATCCCGCAACGTTAATTATGGGTAAAGCCGTTGTGTTTCCATTTGTCTTAAAACATAAGCCGTATTCATCGTGCTGCTCGTTTCCTAAAATTAAGGTTTTACTTGAAGTTACAGAATTGCTTATTGAGTGTTCATTTACTGCAAATTTATAAGGTTTAACATTTATTGTAACTGTTGCTTCTCTAAATCTTATCAATTTTTCAAAGTCAATCTGTGCAAAACAAGAGCCGGTATAATACTTATCGTCTTCGTTTGAAAATACAATATTTGCGTTCTCAAAAGCGAAGTATGAAATAACCTGGTTTATGTCAAAATTGCCTTTCAATCCAATTTTTAATGATTTGTCATAATTAGAGTAACCCAAAGGTCTAATAATCGCTCCGTCCCGTCCGTCTATTTCTTGCGTTTCAGTTCGCATTGGCGGACGGGTAATAGGGGGTAATGATTGAATCATTAAGCCATGTATTGTATCGCTACGGACACCGTCTATTTCAATCCATAAATTTGCCATTTTTATTACCTCCTAATAGTTGTAAATTGCTTTTGATACAGTTTTTTCAACAAATTTTCCTGCTACTTGATCGTCAAGTTCAATCTTCATTTCGGATAGAGCCTTTTTAAATGCTGATACCATTTTGTTTTCATCGTTTGGTCTGTCATTGTTTAACGATATTTTAATGGCTCTTTCAATTCTTTGATTATTGAAATCTTTTAAAGATAGATCCGGCATAGATTTTATTGCAGTATTTATTGGAGCTGTAAATTTATCAGTTACGGCGTTTTCTAAATCAAATCTTTTAAGTAATCCCTTTGAAAAGTTAGTTACTTGATTATATACCGCCCCTGTTTCTTTACTGATACCGATACCTAAACCTTGAATTAAAAATTGTCCCATTTCATCAGTTGCTTTTGACGGGGACTTTTCTTTTAAAGATGTTTTTAATTTTTTCAATAAAGAGTTACCAAATAAAGAAATACTACCAAAAACGGAGTTTTGTTTGTTTCTGTTTTTGATACCATTATTGATACCCTCTATTAAATCTTCACCGGCTTTTTTGGCTGGGGCTTTCTTTTTTTTGACTTCGTTGATGGCATTTTGAGTGATTTTTGCCATTTCTTGTTTTGGTAAAGGTGCTCCCGATTTTTCGCCATTGACATACATCTGGACTAATCCTAATCCTGCCTCTTTAAACTTAACTTTACTGCCGGTAATTTTTGATACCTGGTCTCTTAAACTTTTACTCCATACTGCCTCTGCTTTTTTAGTGCCGTCTTTAGTTGCATTTTCAACTTTTTTTGCTCCCTCTTTTACGGCCTTTTCTTCTTCTTTATTGGCTTTCTTTTGATTATCTACAAATTGATTTAGATTATCTTTTGCGTTTTTGAGTTGTTTTTTTGCCTCTTTAATTTGATTGTCGGTTATGTTTTTATTACCTTGTTCCCGGAGTGCTACTAACTCATTAACTCTTGCTTGGGCGGTTGTAACATTATCTTCAAGTATTTTCTTTTCTTCATCGGTTGCTTCACCATAACTACTTACATAACTCCATGTATCAATCTTCATTTCGCCATATTTCTTTTTATGATAAAGAGCCATATTGTTTTCATACTGCCCGATTGCATCAACATATCCTGAATATGTTTCCTCAGCTTTTATTAAATTGTCCCTTGCGTTAGCGTAAAGAGTTTCTGCTTCCACTCTTGTCGGATCACTCATTTCAAGATTTTTTCTTGCGTCCAATGCGTTCTTTTCAGCTTCGGTCAGTTGTTCTCGTGCTGTTAAAACATCTTGTAATCCTTGTGCTTCATTTGTTAATGCTTCTTTGTATTTTTCTTCTAAAGCATCAAGGATTATTTTTGCTCTTTTCTTTTCCAAAAGGCTATCAATAGAAGATGTTAATTTCTTATATCCTTTTATAACACCCTTGACATTCTGGAGTTCAAGCCCAAAGGCATCATTCATTTGTCCTATTATGAAATCTGCTCTTTCTTTATATCCTCTTTTTACTTTTCCGTTTTCATCTACAATGTCTTGCAGTTCTTCGTATAAAGTTTCAAGATGCACAAGTTCGGACATTCCAACATCTATTGATTGTTGTTGTGCTTTTGATAATTCGTCCCACGCATCGGCACTTTCTTTTAGTGCTTTTTTATGTTCGTCTAATTCTTTTTTACTGTCTTTTAATTGTGCTTGATATGCTTTTTCTTCTTCGGTTAGTTCTTTGTGCTTGTTAGTTAATTTAGATATTCCGGTTGCGACAAGAGTAACAACACTCGCAAGTGCTATCAGTCCTGTTATCACCCCTCCTATTGGGTTTGATGCCCAAGCTGCATTTAACAGTTTTTGAGCAGCCGCTAATACCTTTGTTGCGACTGTGGCTGCATTTTTTGCTACTGTGTTTGTAACAGTTGATGCGGTATCTGCGTTTGTTGCGGTGGTAGATACTTTTTCAGCAAGTGCAACGGCTATAATTTTTTTGGCCGTTAATGATAATGATTTTGTAAATTCTAACATCTTGGCCGTAGCAAAAGCGCCTATCATAAGTTTTACACCGTTTGTAATAAGTTTATGGTGCTTGACAATCCAGGTTAAACCTTTAATTGCTTTACCAAAAGCACTCTCTACTTCTTTTCCAAACTTATTCCAGTTGACTTTCTTTAGAAAATCACTTGCGGAAGAAATTGCTTTTCGGAAAGAGGGGACTAATTTTTTAAAGATAGATATTTGGATTCCCTCTACTTGCGATTTAAAAATTGTCATAGCACCCTTGACATTATTATTCATAGTGTCGGACATTTTCTGTGCAGCTCCACTTGATTGCGTTACTGCCTTTTTAAGTTTTGCATAATCTGCCGGTGCTGCGTTTACAATTGCTAACAATCCACTCATCGCAGATTGCCCCGCAAGGTTTCTCGCAGTTGCGGTCTTTTGAGTTTCGCTCATTTGAGAAAATGCAACTCTTAATTCGCCCATTACTTCATCAAGGGATTTCATTCTTCCGTTACTGTCGGTTAAAGACAATCCCAATTCTTCCATTGCGGCAGCACAAGATTTTGGCGGTGCGGCCAATCTTGACAGCATCGCTCTCAATGATGTTCCCGCCTTTGTTCCCTTAATTCCTGCATTAGCCATTAAGCCAATTTGTATGGCCGTATCTTCCATTGAATAACCCAACGAGCCAACAATAGGTGCGGCATATTGAAAAGTTTGTCCCATCATACCAACATTAGTATTGGCATTAGATGAGGCGGCGGCCATTACATCGGCTAATTTTCCTGCATCTTTTGCACTATAACCCATAGCGGTTAAAGCATCAGTTACAATATCGGAAGTGGTTGCTAAATCTTCACCACTTGCGGCCGCTAAATTCATTACACCCTCTATACCGTCTAACATATCTTCTGTTTTCCAACCTGCCATTGCCATATAGTTAAAGGCTTCTGCCGATTGTGTCGCAGAAAACTTTGTCTTTGCGCCCATTTCGGACGCTTTGTCTGTTAAACTTTTTAATTCATCACCAGTAGCACCACTTACGGCTTCCACTTGGGACATTGCCGCTTCAAAGTCTGCTCCAGCTTCAAAACTTTCTTTTGATAAATCTTTGAGTGCCCTAACAGCACTTGTAATTACTTTTGTTGCTAAATTAGATAAAACCCCTTTAAAGACTGTAAATCCCTCTTTAGCCATTTCAACTTTTTCTGCACTTTCTTCTGTGCTATCGCCTACTTCGTCCATTGCTTTTTCGGTTTTAATAAGGTCTTTTTCTGCTTTGTTTAAAGCTGTCCCCATTTTAGATAAAGCATTTTTGTTTTGATCGTTAGCCTGGCGACTTTTAATTGTGGCTTCTTCAAGTTCTTCAACCTTTTTTTCCTGGTCTTGATATTCCTTTGAAGTTGTCCCTAATGTTTTGCCAATTTGTTCAAGTTTTGCCTTTTCGGTGTTATATTCTTTTGTTAATTCTTCGTGTGCTTTTTCCTGCTCTTTTACTTTTGTGGAAAATGAAGAATAGTTATTTTTTAAATCTGCTACAAGTTTCTTTTGCTTATCATAAGCATTAGTTAATTCTTTTTGCTTTTGAGTTAAATTTGCAACCGATTTATCGCTACTATCATATTTAGCGGCAGTTAAAGCGGTTTGGCTGGCTACTTCCTTTAGCCCTATTTGAATATTTTTAAGAGCCCGTCTATATTCGCTTTCACCAGTTAATTTGATTGTTCCACCAAAACTCATTGCTCCACCTCCTTATAACCATTCTTCTGATTTTTGTATTTTTTTATCAAATTCTGCATAAGTCATTTTGTTATAAATCAATCGGTGTTCTAAATCCCAAACATTTTTATAATGCTTATACAATTTATTAAATTTTCTTAAAGTTAAACGCCCCGTTTCTTTGAGTGATAATCCAAACTTTAATCCTAAAAAATAGAAAAGAGAAAAGTCTAAAGATTCATCTTCTACAAAGTCGGGGACTACACATTTTTTGGTTTATCTGCGTCATCATCGTTAGTTGCATCAATTACAGCTTCATTTGCTAATTCTATTGCTTCTTGCAATCCAACTTCTGTAACGATTCTTCCAACTTGTTTATGAGTAAAGGGTTTAATATCAGTTCCGTTTTCTTCGTTTGTGATTTCAATACCCTCATTTATCATCGCTGTTAATCCAAAAACAAGGGCTTTAACATTTACTTCACCCTTATTAAGTTTGCTACCATCTGTTAATTCGCCCCACCTATCAATGCTTCCGTATTCGTCCTGGATTATTTCCATTACATTAAGGTTAAATGGCAAAATATACTCTTTATCTTCGTATTTCAGGGTTTCATACATTTCTTTCATCTCATTACCTCCCGTTTGTAGCCTTTTATTTTTTCTAATAAATACTTTGTTTGTTTTATATTTTGTGATTAGCCCTATTAGGGCACTTTTTTATAACAAAAAAGCAATAAGAGGGGTTATTGCCCCTCTTATGCGCTTACTGTAAACAGTCCCTCTAAATAAGCGACTGCATCAGCTTTATCATCAAAGGTCTCTGCTTTATTCCAATCGCCATTAGCAAGTGTTGCGATTTTTCCCTCAATTTCTGCGGTGCCAAATTCAACATTTTCGCCTTTAGTCTTATCATTTTGGTTAGGCTCGGAAAACTTAACCTTATGGAAAAATTCAACCTTATAGTGATAAGCTCCGTTAATAAGTTTTGTAATGATTCTACCGACGCCAACATAGGGTGCTATATCATTTTTATTTTTTATAATTTCACCATCAACAAAGGTGTGTCCTAAAAGATCTGCCTCTGTTTGCAAATCAAGATCATCAATTCCTAATTTAATAGTTCCGCTTTGAAAAGATGAATCATTTTCCGCAAGGCCGTCATCTGCAAAAAGATTAGCATCGTTGGTTTGAATTGATACCTCAGCATCAATCGCCTTTCCTGGCTTTTTTGCTATTCCATATGAATAAGTGCCGTCATCTGCTTCGTTTAAAATTCCGTAACGGAAATTGTCAAGTCCTATTTTTGCCATTGTTAAATACTCCTTTCATTTTCA